CTTCCTCGAGATTACAGAAATTCTTTTTCTATATCTTTCTAATAACTTTTGAAATTCATCTGCTCCTTGTTCAGATTTAGAGTAAGCATAAAATTTAGCTCCTGTTCTACCATCTGCAAATTTTAGAAAATCTTCTTTCCAAGTATTAACCTTCTCTTCTATAACATTTCTTAGTTCAAGAACATCTCGTTTTGGAAATCGTGTTCGCTTTGGTTTCATCTCAGATAAACGTTTGTTTCTTTTGCGTTGTAATGCTTCATCAATTTCAAGTCTTCGTTGCCTCTCTTCCTCTTTAATTTTTTCAATCCGTTTATTGATAATTTCAGAATGTTCTTTCAAAGACATACCAAGTACTTGCTCTATCTTAGAATTATTTTTTTCTCTCTTATCAAAAGCCTTTTTAAAGAATCTGTTTTGCATTTTCATTTGCTCAGCTTCTTGCTCCTTTCTTAATTTTTCATCTTCTAAAGATTTTTGATATAAAGCGAGATTTATCTCTCTCTGTTCTCTCTTTCTACTTAATAGTTCATCTCTTGTAAGTGTAGTCATAGTATTTTATTATAACAAGTTATAAAAAAATTATACAAAAATTTTAGAATTTAGATAGATTGATTTTTTTAGTTATTTTTTTAGAATCTACCTTCGCATTCTACGACCACCACCGACTAGTCTTCCAGCACGTAGATTTCCACCCACAGCTGAGCCTCCTTTCACATTGGATAAATGCTTAGCCACTTCATAACCCGCAACCAGTTCTGGTGCAACAGCGACCCCTGCGAGCTCACCAACTGCCTTAAGACCTTTTCCGTGCTTCTTTACAAATTTGTGACCCTTCTTAACAATGCTCTTGGCAGAATGCCAAAATGATCCTCCTTCAAGCTCAGTGTGATCACTTTTTTCCATAGCCTCACCAGCCATCATTACTTTTTCTGGCGAAACACCGCCCAAACTAGCTCTTCCAACATTAGGGGCAATAGTAAAAATTCCTTCGTTGACACATACCATATAGAAGGTTCCAGTAAAAGACGTAGCATCAAGATTACGGAATGTCACCTGAGCCTGAATCGTAAACTGGCCATTTACACCTGCGGCTAGCTGGTCGGGCAGACCAATATCTTTCCCAAGTTCTAAAGCAAGCACACTACCGCGATATTTAGTCCAAGCCGGGTAAGAAAGATTGCATCCATTTCTTGAGCTCATCTCAAACAAATCTTGCTTAGTAGCCCCAGACAAGAGTCCGGCTTCATTATTCCACTGAATAGATACAGCGTCAATACCTAGGAAACTATCAGAAGTCTCGTAGGTACTACTTGCCTCATTTCTGCGAGCAAATAGATATACGAAACGAGGAACTTGAGAAAGACGAATAGTATCACTGAATACAGTTGAAGTAGCACCAGCAAGAATTGGTGAAAGCTCACGGACGTATTCATTACAAGATTGGTAAGGAAGCACTTGAAGAGAAGGAAGAGGCTGTGTCATATCAGGAGTTAGATAATTAACAAGTAGTTCTGGTGCCTGGTAGAATGTAGCTGTGCTTGCTCCTAGAGGAATAGCTCCAGTATCGTGATGACAGAAGACACGAGCAGAATTAGTTGAATATCTTAAAGTAAGGTTAAGTTGATTGACATTGACAAGACCTTCTACTTGGTGTCCTAAACCATTATACAGAGGGCTCACCCAGATAGGTTCAGTAATCACAGCACGAACAGTTTTTCCAACAACGGTTACGGTAACGTCAAATCCACCACGACTAGGCTCAGTGGAATTTTCACCATAATCACAAAGTGGATTGCGTGAAGATCCGTATGACAAATAGTCCCCGTAATCTTGGTAAGAATCAGGTTGGCAAGGAGCAGTACTCCAACTCTTACGGCGTTGCTCAGGTGTGTTGCCATAAGTAAGCATACCGTGAAGTTTAGATTGGACATTTTCGCTCACTTGCTCTCCATTTATACTTAAAGTAGCTACATCTGTGATTGAACTTACTGGAAATTGACGAAAGCCTGAATTGATACCTAAGTCAATATTAGCATTAGTGGCATCAAATTCAACATAATGACGCACTCGGATATACCTATCTACAATAGTTTGGTTAGAAGGGGGAGAGATACTCCAAGAACTTTGCGTGGGTGAAACTGATAATTGGTAAGAATCCGCAGTTTGTACATAATTAGTACTACGCTGTGGTCCACGATGGATAATATGATTTTGTTCGGAATCTCCTACAATGTTAATTCTAGGGTCCATTACTACAACAGGTGTTAAAGACATTTTTAATATTTTCTTATAAGAATTATTTTTTATTTTTTTTTTATTTTTTTCTTAAACTGGAAGTAATATAAAAATTAAATTATTTACTCTTTCTTCGCTCGCGGCTTTCTAACTCGCTTGGTCGACGGAAGGTTCTTTTCTTTAGGAACTGCCTTTGTTCTCGTGAGAACGAGTTTAGGAGGTGGTGTTACAGGTGAATTTGGCGGAACCTTAACCTTTCTTGCTCTCTTCGGTTTATTGACCTTCTCAAAAGCTTCTTCGACTAGTTCATTTTCCTCTACATCTGAAACATCTGGAACGGTTTCTTGGACGGTTTCTTGGACAGGTTCTGGCTCTGGAGTAGGCTCTGGCTCTGGCTCTGGCTCTGGCTCTGGAGTAGTTTCGTCTGAACTGGTTCCAGAATCTTCATTTTTCTTTTGCTTCTTTAGAAATTTTGCTTCACGAACAACCAAGCGACAGTCTTCACAGGATTTTAGCATCCTACCATTTTTCTGAAATTGCTGCTCATCCCTTTCTTTTTTACATAGCCTACAAATTTGATTTTTTGACATTTTTTATATTTATAATAATCAAGAAAATTTTTTTTTTCTTATTTTCTTTTTTTCTAAAATGGCTTAAAGAGCAATCAAAAATGTTCTTTAACTTATAATTAAATTTCTAAAATGAAAATTGAGTTTAAAGAATAAGTAGTTCTAAATTAATAACAAATGTCCTCAATATTTACTGGAACCGTTTATAAAATCGTCTGCTCTTTGGATGAGAATATAATTTATATTGGAAGTACTTTCAATCAACTTCGTCATAGATGGCAAACTCATAAATGTCATTATAAATCCTATTTAGAACGAAAGACTAGATGTGTATCAATTTATCCGTATTTTGAAAAATTTGGAATTGAAAATTTTAAGATTATGAAAATTAAAGATTACAAATGTTATAGAGAACATAATAAGGATTCTAAGCACTTACATACATTCGAGCAACTTTGGATTAACAAAACAAGATGTATTAATAAACAAGCTGCTTTTAGTATACCTATGGTTGCTATTGAAAAACTCAAAGAACAAAGAAAAAAATATCGGGAAGAAAACAGTGAAAAAATCAAAGAACAAAATAAAAAATATTATCAAGTCAATAAAGAGAAAATTTCAGAATATCATAAAGAATATCAGAATATCAATAAAGAGAAAATTTCAGAATATAATCAAGCCAATAGAGAGAAAAAATCAGAATATCAGAAAGAATATTATCAAACTAATAAAGAGAAAATTTCAGAAAGGAATAAAAAATATCAGAATATCAATAAAGAGAAAATTTCAGAATATAAGAAAGAATGGAGAGAAGCGAATAGAGAAAAAATATCAGAAAAAAGAAAAGAGCGAGTAAACTGTACTATATGCAATAAAGACCTTGCGAAGTGTTCTTTAACAAGACACAAAAAACGATTTCATCCAAGTTAATTAAAATTTTATTATAGTTTCTAATAATAAAATAATGAAACTACAAGATATTGTCAAAGACGCAGAAAACATTTATCTCAGTGGCAAAGATGTAATTGAGTTAACAGATTACAAATGCAAAGTAATAAAGTATTCAGACCTAATGTTCGTGAATTCAATAGATGAAATATTAGATGTAGAAGGAAGTGTGATCATTCTGTATCAAAAAGAAAAAAACTCTGGTCACTTCTGTCTTCTAACGAACAGATACAAAAATGGTTCTCTCTATTTTATGGACCCCTACGGTTTTGACCTTGACGAAGAAGTGAAGTTAGCGGACTTTCAGGTGAGGCACATGCATGGTCAGATAG